GCATCTATCGCTAAGCTGCCGATTGCAGAAGTAATTGCCAGAGTGCCTGCAGTAACATTGGCTTCAGCGTCAATCGTTACGCTGCCAATGGCTGAGGACATGGATAGTCCAGTCACCTGGACCACGGCGCCAGCTACTACCTGGGTAGCGCCAATGCCGGACGTAATCGCCAGGGAGGGGGTAGTAATATTTGCTTCAGCATTAACAGTTAAGCTGCCAACTGCCGAAGTGATAGCCAGGGACGATAAAGTTACGGGCAGCGCAGTACCCCAGGCGCCTTCGCCCCAGGTGCCTCGACCCCAGCCGTTAATGTTAGCCATTACCCGCCGAGCTCTACTTTCGCCTCTTCAAGATGTTCTTTACACTCAGTCAAGATCTGACGAACAGGTGTTGTCATGTAATCTTGTTCAAGCATACCGTCAATCTTGGTCAGAGCATATTCCACATTTTCTAGTGCGCTCATAACGATCTCCAAATGAAGCCCCATTATACACCTATGCTGCTTCGCCGATACCTTGGAATTTTCTATCCAGGATACGGCGTACTTTAGAGTAACTTATGTCTTCAGCGCAAGTGTGAAGCGAGGCGACCTGCTTAGCAATCTTCCTGGGGCCCAGCCCTCGGTCCCGCAGTTTGTATATAGTCAGCAGCACATCCTGCTCTTCGGGGATCTCCTCCAGGCGAGTCCTGGTCTTATTGCCATGCTTCTCCTGGACCTTTTTGTACCCGTATGGGGCGCTGCCACCAATGAAATAACCGCGAGAAGCCCAATCTACCTTGCCATCGCCGAATCGGTCCTTAATCGTTGAGTGCTCAATCTCAGCAACTGCAGATAGGACCATCAACATGATCTGATTAGCCATCTCATTCATATCAAACTTAGATCGCAGCCCCTTTGCGCCTTCTGGCTTAGGATACACAATCGGAACCTCACCAAACTGCTCACAAAAGAACAATGTAATGCCGATATCCTGCAGAACAGGGATAATTGACAGTAAATCAGCGCTGGACCTGGACAGTCTGTCTAATCGAGTGCAGACTATTACATCGTGACGGTCAATTATGTCTGTCAGCTCCTTGCTGCCTGGTCGATCAAGAATTGGCCTGGTGCCCGATACTCCATCATCTATCAAGAAGCCTGAAACCTTACGGTTATACTTCTCTTTTACAAAATCAGTAATCTGCTGCTGCTGCACCTCTAAAGATACACCAGAGCGGACCTGCTCTTTGGTGGATACCCTGACATAGCCATAGATATTGTTAATTTGCTTTAATGGACTAATCATATGATCTTTCTCTCCCTACACTTGTATCCATAATCGGTAACTTCAGCAAACAGTCGCTGCCAATCAATATTTAAAGGCCGCCGGTCTGGGGCTCGGTCAGCAAACATTACCTGGCCATTCTTGACCAGCTCTACTGCAGCGTAATTCTTTGGCACGCCGTCATAAACAATCTCAATATTGTGCGCCTTACATATACGGCGCACGCGATTCGCATAAACCTTCTTAACCCTGGCTTCTTCAGATACTGGCATTGCTTGCCTCCATTGATTTTAAAATCCTTTTAAGAGCGTCTATATCTTTCTGCCAAACCTTTTTTGCCCTAGCGTTACAGTACCAGTCGCGCTGCTTTTCATGGTGCTTGATCTTCTTTTCCAACTCCCACTTGCGCCACCTCATTAGCGTGCCCTCCCTTGAAGAAGAGCACGAATCATATTGGCTTCCTTCGCCTTGATACGAGGGTCCTTCTTGATCTCTTTCTCGACAGAATCAACCCTAACAATCTTTGGCGTCTTACCAGGGATGAAGCAATCATTTACCATCTTTTCACGCTCTACCCTGGTCATATTTTCCCAGTTACCCATTTTCTTTCTCCTCAAATTCAGCCCAAACTTCCTTTCCCAATTCACTGTTCGCAGCTTCTTCCGCGATAGTGACAACGTAATGCCCTAACTCTTCCTCGCCATAGGTCGCTAACTTGACCAACTCACTGGTGGTCATGCCAACCTCCTCGGCGCCCTGGTTGAAGACCGCAGGCAACATCATCGCAACCGCCGGCGGAACGCCAAACTTGGTAGCGAAGACCTGGATCTCATTAACTAAAACACTCATTTCCTTCTCCTTATTAGTACATTGCTAATGTATCCTATATCGTGTCGTTGTGCAAGCATAAATATAATTTAATTTATTTGCACATATAGTTGCACAACGACACGATAGTGTGTATTATATCTATGTAGGGTAATTAATTAAGGAGGTAGTTATGGGTTATATCGAAGCGTGTCCAAAATGTCAGGACCCCAACGGCCACATCTATTACTACGCCCACGTTGCAAACGGCGTTTGCTTTAAGTGCGGCGGAAGCGGCCTTTGGGAATACAAAACCTCTCCAGAGGTCAGGGCTGCAGCGCGAGCCAAAAGTGAGGCCAAGCGTGAGGTCGCCCAAGTCAAGCGCATGGCTGAGGCTGCAGTAAGAGAGGCTGCCAGGGCGGAGCGTCAAGCAAAGTGGGAAGCTGAAAAGGCTGCAAAGCATGCAGCGGCTGCAGCGATTGAGCCAGGTAAGCAGGAGATCATCGGCACTGTTGTTGGTCTTAAAGAAGTTGAGGGCTACGCTTACAACACCTGGGTCACCAAAATGATTGTTGAAAGCGAGATGGGCTGGAAAGTGTACGGCACTATGCCTGCCAGCTTGTATGGTGAAGAGACCATCAAAGGTTGCAAAGTGAGCTTCAACGCTACCGTCCAGGTGAGCAATGATGATGAGAAGTTTGGATTTTTCAAGAGACCAACTAAGGCCAAAAGGCTAGGAGAAGCAGCATGAATTATCGAATAGAAAAAGGTGAGGTTGTTTTTTACGAAGGGCGCGACGAGCTCCAGGCTGTCGAGCCAACATGCGGGATGGGCCACCACCCTGTTGAGTTTGGATTCAAAGAGGTGAGCGAGATCTTTGAATACCAGGACGCCGAGTTAATCAAGGCTGCCATGGAAAAGGATGGCGGTACTTATCAGATCATTCAGAACGGGCGAGACCAGCGTGAGCTGCTTGAGTTCAGCGGAGACCAGGGCGTTTACAGTGAGCCCAAGCCAAACTTCCGAGTTTTCAAGATGCCTGAAGTTGGGCAGCCAATCAGCTACGGCTTCAACGGTGACTGGTATCCTTGCGGTGAGATAGCCCAGATCAGCAAGACTTTCAAGAAAATCACCAGCAGCACTGGCGAGACATTTTATCGTCGTGCTTGCGGGACTGCCTGGGCGAGACCAGGAGGAACCTGGAGCATGACCAAGGGGCACCATGACTGCCGAAACCCACACTTCTAGGGGCGTGCTAACATGAATGAAATAACAACTTTGTTTATAGTGTGCATGGCAGGTTCTGTTTTGGCATTACTTTTAGGAGGGCGAGATGGAAAAAATACTGGAGATGATTATTACAATCGGACTCATAGCGGCCCTGCCGATACTTCTAAACGGGGCCTGGTTAATTGTTCAAGACAAGCAAAAAGAATGGGAAAGCAGAAATAACGAGGAAAGACATGAGCAAGATAATTATTGAGCTAGACAAGGACGATGCTGAGAAGGTCCTGGAAGATCATGCTGAAATACTGCAGCTGCTGCGGGAGATCTTGAAGGAGCTGAAGAATGGATAAGTATTTCGATACCCTGGATCAGGCCCATTTGTTCCATGTGGAACATAATATGACTGAAAAACAAAAGATGAGGGTCTACAAGCGAGCACTGAACGTGCATCACTCCGCCGGACCTGAAGCCAAACACATAGTTAAGATCTGGAGAGAACAAAAAGATGAGCAAAGGACATACCCAGCGCCCGACCAATATGAAGAGCTTTAGCGACAATTTTGACCGCATCTTCACCAAGCCAAGCGATCCTCGATTCTGTGACGCGCATGATATGCGCCTGGTTGAGGAGAAAGAAACCAACAAGATGGTTTGCCCACATTGCGAGCAAGCCAAAGGAGAGAAAGCATGAGTGCAGATAGATATGAGCTGGAAGAGTTCTTCCAGGCAGAAAGTGGCAGCGGGTACGTTGTCACAAGAAAATGTGGCGAAGCCAGTTACGATGAGGTTATCGCCAGGCGAGCCAAGATCCTGGCCAGGGAAAAGAAGCCCCACGGGATCTACCATATAGGCGCGGATGGGCAGCGCAGCCGTGTTAAGTAGGCTGCAAATAGTTGTACAACGACACGATAAGTGTTACAATAAACTGTATTGAGAAGGGAGGTGTGTTGTGGTTGCTGGGTTTCAAAAGGCTTTAGAGGTTGCCGCCGTTGAGTATGAGGGCTTGTTCGACAAGAACGGTTTGCCCATCATGTTCCACGCGATGGCAGTTGCCAGGCCCATGATGGAGGAATATGGAGAGGCCCATGCTATAGTTGGGTTGTTACATGACGCTTACGAAAACCCCTGGAACACTGAAGAAGACTTCATCGGCTGCGGTGAGATCTTCGGACCAGAGATTGAGGCTGCGGTCAGAGCGGTTACCAAGGCGGAGAGTGAGAATTACTTGGAAGAATATATCCCCAGGTGTTTTGCCAATCCGATAGCCAAAGCTGTTAAGGTTTGTGACTTGCAAAATAACTACGGTGGGTTGCACAATATACCCAATCCAGAGGATAGAGTTAGATTAACAGCCAAGTACGCAGCTGCGTTGGCAATGGCGGGAGAGTAAAATGGAAAAGATTGAGAGTTATTGGACCTGGGACGAAGCGCCAGGCGTTTTAGTTGATTACGGTAATGACAGTTTCGGCGGATTTCATCTGCCCCAGGGCGCGGACGAATGGGAAAAACAAACTGAATGGGACGTAGTTCAGTGGTTTAAAGACGGAAAATCTTTATCTAAGCCCAGTTTTGAAATGAAATACGGAAAGATTGGGGACCAGCTACCACAGCTCCCCCTCGCATAAACTTATCAACAAGCTGCTCTAAAATAGCAGGATCCGCTGCATCAAAGGCAGCACCAAAGAGGCGCCTCTGCTCAGCAAGCGCCTTATTGTATAGCTTCAACTTAGTGCCAGGTATTTCATGGTTATACCTTCCCTCCAACTTCCTGGAGTAATCATACCAGCGGTGAGCTCCCTGCTCCCCAGCATCAAACATTTCAGGCGTCTTAATCTGGATCTCGGCAACAATCTTCTTACCGGTAGCTGGATCATCAACCAGGACGTTCATCTTGCGGTCAAAGTAACCAGACTCAGGTATGCGCTGCCAACCTCGGTCAATAGTCGTGTACATCTGGCCAATCTGATTAACAGCCTCTTCCGCCTGGTCTGCAGTATCTATGTAGATCGTTGTTCTTACGCCATCAGTAAAGTCTGCAGGCTTCAGGCCCTTGCGCTCAACCTTGGTGGCTATGCTGCCAGGCGTCTTAACCTCAACATCAAACTGGCTGCCATCTTTTAGGTTGATAAACTTATCAGCCTTCTTGCCACCAACTGACTTAGCCACTGAGTCAATGTTAGCCTGGAAGGAAGGATTTACTGTATTAGCTCGCTGGACCATGGCTTCAACCGAATTAAGATCGCCCTGCTGCCGTTTAAGCGCAGCCTCAATCTCACGCACTCGCTCAATGCCTAGTTCCTGGAATACGGGGGTGGTTCTAATCGGACCATCTACCAGGGAGCCCTGCTCAATCGCTGCAATCAACCTGGCTGAGTCAATAGCCTCAACGCCATCACCAACCCTGGCAACATCCTGGGGCAGATTATCAATTCCACCGGTCAGCTTCATGGCTTTTCTAAGTGCCCCTGGCGCCTTCAACGCGGTCCCCAGCGTAGCTCCGAGCGGCGGAATAGCATATGTGGCATCACCCAGGACGCCTAACGCCTGCAGCGCTGGATCTAGGATGTTTCCCTGGCGAATATTCTCCAGGATAGAGGGATTGTTTTCGGCATCAAATATATCGGTGAACCCAGCATCACGATCTACCATGCCAGGCATATTGCCAGTAGAATCAAGAAGCGCAGCACCAGGAGCAAGGTTCGATAAAAAATTAGCCACT